GTCATTCACAAAATTAATTTCCCGTATGAATAAAAAATCAATAGCACCGAAAGGAAAAATCTATGGCACGAGGCGGATACAGACCAGGGGCCGGAAGGCCGACAGGAGCGAAGGGCAAGCCAAAGCCCACCGGAAAACCAGACCAAACGGACGCCGAGAAAATCAAGCAAATGCTGAGCCTCGGCGCGAAAGCCAAGGCCAGATTCTATCATGAGTTTTTGATCCGCGTCTCCAATGGCGAAAAGCTGACCGTGGCCGAACAGAGGGCGATGACCAAGCTCGGAGCCGAACTTGCCGCCGATGGCACAGATAAAAAGCCGACAAAAGCGAAACGCGGTAAAAAGCTCGATCCACTGGCCTACATGCTCCAAGTCATGAACGACGAAGGTGAAGACCCGGATATGAGGGCGCGGATGGCGATTGCTGCGGCTCCCTACATTCACTCGCGAAAATGCGAAGGCATGGGCAAGAAAGAAGAAAAAGACGAGAAAGCCAGAAAGGCCGGCTCTGGTAAATTTGCGGCGGGGCAGGCACCATTAAAGGCGGTCAAATGAAGAATAAAATAATCACATCGAATAGATTAAAAGAACTGCTTGATTATAATCTTGAAACCGGAATTTTCACTTGGAAAAAAAGAACGAGCAACAGGGTATCAGTGGGCAGTCGAGCAGGTAGGGATAACGGCAATGGATATCGACGGATATCTGTTGACGGTCAATCGTATTATGAGCACCAACTTGCCTGGCTCTATGTATATGACGAATGGCCGATAAACGAAATCGACCACCGGGACGGCAATGGTTCTAACAATAAAATATCTAATCTGCGCCATGCAACCCACGAGGAGAATTGCCAAAATATGCCATTAAAAACGACGAATACGAGCGGCGCAACCGGTGTTTCGTGGTCGAAATTACATTCGAGGTGGGAGGCATATATATGGCGATGCTACAAGAAAAAATATCTTGGTTTGTTTGACAGCCTCAGTGATGCCCAAGAGGCATACCTTAAAGCGAAACTCGAACTGCATACATTTCAGCCGAAACCCAGGAACACTATATGATGCCTGCCGAATATACGACGGCCTGCCTTGATTGGGAGTCAAGGATAATAAATGGGGAACCCCTCATCCCTCTCCCGCCATTGTTCCCACAAGAGGCAGAGGCCGGCCTTTCTGTCCTGCGAGAATTGCGCCTTGTAGATGTTTTAGGGCAACCCACAATGCGTGAGGCAGCTAGACCGTGGTTGATAGACTTTGCCGCTTCAATTTTTGGGGCATACGACCCAGAGTCTGGGCGTAGATTGATAAGTGAGTTTTTTCTGCTTGTGTCGAAAAAAAATAGCAAGTCTACAACCGCCGCATCGATCATGCTCACTTCTTTGATTCGGAACTGGAGGCAATCGGCTGAATTTCTTATTCTTGCACCTACTGTAGAGGTGGCAACGAACAGCTTTGGCCCTGCCAGAGATATGGTTAAAGCCGATGAAGAGCTGTCGGACCTACTCCATGTCCAAGAACACTATCGAACCATAACACACAGGATAACCGGGGCGTCGCTTAAAGTTGTTGCGGCAGACAACGAAACCGTTGGTGGGAAAAAGGCTAGCGGGGTTTTAATTGATGAATGTTGGTTGATGGGTAAGCGACCTAACGCCGAAAACATGCTCAGAGAGGCCTGTGGTGGTCTAGCGTCGAGGCCGGAAGGGTTTGTCATTTGGCTCTCAACTCAATCCGATGAAGCGCCGGCGGGGATATTCAAGCAGAAGTTGGACTATGCCCGAGGCGTCCGGGATGGAAAGATAGACGATCCTCATTTCCTGCCTGTGATATACGAATTCCCAGAGTCGATTCTGAAAGAGAAAAAACACCTCGATCCAAAATTCTTCTATGTGACAAACCCGAATTTGGGCGCGTCGGTTGATGAGCAATTCATAATTCGCGAGTTCAAGAAAGCCGAATCAGCCGGGCATGAATCCATGCAGGGGTTTCTTGCCAAACACCTGAACGTCGAAATGGGCCTCTCCCTCAAGACTCAGCGATGGGCCGGGGCCGACTTCTGGGAGGATGCCGCCGGCAAGGTGACGCTCGAACTGATCCTTGAGAAGTCCGAGGTGGTCGTGGTCGGAATCGACGGCGGCGGGCTGGATGATCTTCTCGGGTTGGCGGTGCTTGGGCGCGATGCCGAAACCGGAAATTGGCTGTTATGGACGCGGGCCTGGTGCAATCCTATTGCCATCCAGCGCCGGAAGTCAGAGGCGTCGAAATACAGGGATTTTGAAAAAGACGGCGATCTGGTCGTGGTGAAGGAGATCGGACAGGATATTCTTCAGGCTGGAGAGATCGTCAGGCAGTGCGATGCGTCCGGCCTGCTTGACCGGATCGGAGTTGACCAGGCCGGGATTGGTTCAATCGTTGACGAAATCGAATGCGGAGACGAAAACGGGAATGGCGCGATTGATCATGACAGGATCGTCGGCATTCCCCAGGGATGGCGCCTCAATGGCGCGATCAAAACCACCGAGCGCAAGGTGGCAGAAAAGACCCTGATCCACGGCGGGCAGGCGTTGATGAACTGGTGTGTCGGGAATGCCAGAGTAGAGCCGAAGGGGAATGCGATATCGATCACGAAGCAGGCCAGCGGAACCGGGAAGATCGATCCACTGATGGCGACATTCAACTGTGTGGCGCTGATGGCGATGAACCCGGAGGCAAGAAACAAGAAATCGGCCTACGAAAACATTTCCAAGGACGAAATCTTGAAATCAATGGCATTTTGATTGGGAGGAATGGCATTTTGAAGGATGATACCGTGCTCGACCGATGGGGCCTTATAGCCAGCTACCTGAAAGTGTCCGTAATGACCGCTCTGCGATACCGCAGACTTGGACTGCCGATCACCTATGACCCAGCAGGGCATCCGATAACAACGCCCGCGAAGCTTGATCGTTGGCGGTACTGCGGAAAAAGACAGCCGAACGCTGAATGAAATAGATTCAAGGGGGCCGCGCATCCTTTACGCGGGAAATATCATATCGTTGATCCCACCGAATTGATCCCCACCTCAAAACCATATCGGTGATCCCGCCGAAATGGTTCCGTGTTGCTTCTTGTTATTCTTTGTTAATCTTTGTTGTATTTTGTTGCTTCTTGCCTATATTGCACCCTCCCGAATAGTGCTACCGGGAATCATTACATCCATATTCACGGTTGCGATTCTGCGGGAAGGGCGGCTTTTTGGGTATTTTTGCAGCAATTAAGAGGTTTTTTAACCTATCTGTGGCCGATCCGAAGGCGTGGAACGAGTCTCCCTGGGCGTTGCGGGGGTCGATATCCCTGTCTGGCGAACATGTGGACGAATATACCGCCCTCACCTCTTCCCCGATTTATAACGCAGTGACTCTCATCGCCGGGACTGTTTCGACACTTCCGCTCCATCTTCTCAGCAAAAAAGGCAATACCACCGCAATTCAGGAGAATCTATCGGCTCATGCCGTGCTCTACCGGCAGGCCAACGAGTACATGACGGCCCAGATATTCCGAGAGGTCATGATGGGGCACATTCTCCTGTGGGGGAATGGATATGCTGAAATCGTCCGCGACGGATACGGCAATGTTGCCGCCCTGTGGCCGATCACGCCAAACCGGGTCAAGATCAGGTGGGAAGATGGCGCTCTGTCCTACGAAATCCGCATGGACAAGGGCGAAAACGTAACCCTTTCAAGGGATAAAGTGCTCCATATTCCCGGCCCCGGCTTCGATGGCATTCAAGGTTATTCAGTTATCAACCTGGCCCGGCGCGGCATTGGCCTCACGATGGCCCTTGAATCGTTCGGCGCGAAATATTTCGGCGAAGGGACCCATCCCGGCGTCATTGTTACCCATCAAGGCAAGCTGTCTCCTGAAGGGCACGACAACCTGAAGAACGCCCTTGCGACCGCTTACTCGGGACTTGGGCAGGCTCACCGGATGATGCTGCTTCAGGAGGGAATGACGATGGAAAAGGTCGCGATTCCCCCGGAAGACTCGCAGTTTTTGGAAACTCGGCAGTTCCAAATCCCTGAAATCGCCCGATGGTTCAACCTTCCACCGCATAAATTGAAGGACCTGACACGCTCATCATTCAGCAATATCGAATCGGAGCAAATCAGCTTTGTG